AAGAAGGCGGATGCTCAATTAACCAACTAAGAGGGTCATAGCGGGGTGCTTCATTAGAGTCGAGCAGACTCTTCCACACCTGTCGAATCTTAATTGTTTCCGAAAAAAATTTTGCCTTATATAGAAGCCGAGGAAGCGGGCAGCGCTGCAGATCCCTCAAACTATCCACCTTAATCCGATACGTTCTTCGTAACTGTTTCAAATCGGAGGACTGGTAATGGATAGACCACCGCCACTCACGAGTTAAATCGCTATTCGCAAAAGCCAAGTCGGGTCCAATATCCTTTTCAGGGATGTCCACGACGAGGTCACGATTTAACTGCACATTGTGAGGATTAGGGGCGGGTGGGAGATCATGTTCTTGCAGAGACTGAGGGAGGAGATTATAGAGTTTTGCTAAGCGGGCGGCCATCGCGCCCCGGAAACCAAGCTTGTCAAGCGAGATCCCGGATATTTGTCCTTTGTGTGCCGTCAGAAAAACATTGGCCGCGTTCCAGGCCCACGTGTTCTTCCGCCTCGATCCATAGGTCTTACCGACAAATTTTTCAAAACTCTTCCCAAGGCAATTCAGGTAATCTGGCTTGCGCAACATTCCAAACCTAAAGGTATGCTCAACCACAAGGCGCTCTTTCCTCCATTTAAGGAGAGTTGAATTAAGAGTACCAAACGTGGGAGACACTGAAGTTTTGGTCTGTTCCACTTCCAGACCTACACCCTGAACAACGACCATCCAATGTTCACAGAAGCCCGGAAAGGGCTCTTGAAACAAAATATCATCTCCATTAATCTTGACCGGTACTCTGAGACGGTACCGTCGTTCCAAACCTGTTAAACGCAAGGACCACTGAAAGGCCAGATAATTTTGAATGCACAACAGGGGAAAGGAGAGATAAGAGCCCATCATCTGCCCCCGGACAGGGGTAAACGAGGACATCGACTGGTCATAAAAGAGGCGGGGGCGTAAGACACTTTGCGCTGTCTTTTTAATGTGTTCCGGAACACGGGACGCATTTCCTAGCAATACCGACAATATCGCTTCTGCCACCTCAATAGAGAGATTATCCGTCGCTGACTCATAATCACCGGATACCAACTCTCCCAGCCTCGGGCTGAAATTCTTCAACTTTTCCTCCGACAAGTCTCCTCGGAGAAGCCACTGCGTCTTTGTAATATGATCATAAATCGAGTCGTGGAGAGGTTTTAAAACCAGCATCTCCGGACAAAATTTTGTCAACGCACGGGGCTTCCCGGCAGATTGGACAACTATTAACTCGGCACGGGGTTCAGGCAGTGCTTCGCTCCAGCACTCAAAACCGCCCTCACACATGACTAATCGCATATAAGAATTGCGCTGGTCCTCCCAATGAGCTTGGGAGCCACCGTCGATCCGGTCATGATCCGTTGTTCCCGAGAGAGGGGGAACAACCCGAGTACAATTACGTGAGTAAGA